ATCGCCTTCACACTGGGTTACCCCATAGAGTAAAATCTACTGGCCTCTATTCACTAAGGATTTTCCGGGGTTGAATTAACTTCCCTTTGGTCCTTAAAGAATAGAGGTTTTGGTGCAGTTAGAAACCATCTTTCTTAAACTTAAACCTAAGATATTAACATATTAATAAACCTTTAAATCTTAAATTTAACCTTAAACAGTTGCACTGTTATATAAATTTTATACCAATTACTAACTAACATAACAAACTTATTTCACTAGGCACTAATAACTATATCACTAAAGTATTTCTTCGCAACATCTTCCCATGTTAGCACGATAGGTCTTAACTTAACTTTAATTAAAGCTATATTCAACCTGTCTAACCACTTATCATAAACTTCTCTTCCATGCCCCCAAGCTAATAATAAGCTAGCTTCACAATTTTCACGAGTAGCTTCCTCTTGTGTTAAAGGCGCTTTATGAATCCATCTAACACACTCCTCTACGGATCTCCACTGAATTTTAGCCGCATACATCATCCCATGTAACTCATTTGGTACAAAATTTCGCTTTAAAAAAATAGCTTCACTCAACGTTCCATACTTCACAATTTCATCTGACTTTGAAGCATCTGTAACACCTATTCCATGTTCCTTTAAAACTAAATTAATAGTTACAGCATTAAAAACTTCCCGATACTCATCTGTGACAGAAAATATTCCATCATCACCATAAACACATGCCACAACATTAGCATAAAAATCATCAATGGTAAAAGAAAGCCGCGTGTTAACTGTGCGTAAATAACTTTCTAAATCACTATACTGAAAATACAAATCCTTGGCAAATAAATTACCTTTTGAATTAATTTTGCCACATAATTCACCTATTATCAACCAAGCAATAACAATATATAACATATGAACAAAACAATTCATTTCAACAGTGATAGCTGCTCCAGAGGGACTACCTGCCTGAGTTCGATAAATTAGATTCTGCACTATATGTCTTGAACCCATCAATTCAACTATTAAAGCATGAATAACAGGCTTATCCACTACCAAATCACCTTTTAGTTTGTAAAAATCAACAACTAAATCAACAAATTTCATTCCACAATAAAAATTTAAACCTGCACCAAAATTTGTAAAATCAGTTGTAAAAATATTTGGCCCCTTATTTAATAACATATTAGCCAAAATAGTCCATTCTGTTGACTCTGGATTAATGCCAACAGCTATAAAATTTCCTAAACGATTTTTCCTCAAATGGGATGTCAAATCTAGAGTATATCTACGTAATGCGATAGTACCCTCAATATTTGACATTGAAAATAAGCGAGTACCACCAACTTTCTGTAACTTAGCAAGTGGCCTACGTTCATCTTTTAAACAATCTTGAAACACATTTATTGCAGGAATTCCACTTTGTCGAATCTTCATGTTCTTTTCATGATCCTTTAATATTTCATCATGAATAACACAATCGACTGGAAATCCACCTGAATCCCTAATATAATTAATCCACCCTACTTTACTTGTGGTTTTTATACCAAACTTTTCTCTATACAATTGTGTCGCATATGGCCATCCAACACTAGTATCCAACGGTATAGCTCCATAATATTGAGATTCATCATCCAAATAAGGGTCCTCAACATCAATTTGTGGAAAACCCAACACAGCTTCCTTAACACTCAAAACAGTGGGTTTTCGTATTAACTCACCACCTAACATCACATCTCGAATAGCCAAATAAGCCTTATCTAATAGCTTGGTTGGAAAATCAACAGTAGGTTTTCCATTTTTAACAACACCATGATATAGTGGTGAAAAAGAATGTTCATATCTTGGATCATGTTTATCCAAAATTGCTGGTTGAGTCTGTGGTGGATAATCACAAATAATGTTTGAAATCAAGCTTGGAACGATTTGCGTTTTCTTGGGAACAAAAGGAACTAAAGCCTTATCAACGGCCCCCTCATACACAATATTACAATCATCACCAAAATATGGGGTATCATCACCAGTGTCATCAACTTCTGGAGCCCCTTGAATTAAATAATCATCTTGAAACAAAATAACTCCAATTCCTTTATGTAAGGAATCTGCACCACTAATGTGCATAGATAAAACTGGGTTTACTGAATCAATGCAAACCAAACTGCCACAAGCCCCTGTTCGTTGATAATTATACATAACACCCAAATCAGTTAAATAATTACAACCACTCGAATCAGTAGCCCGTGAATTATGTGCTAAACTCAATAATTGTACATCCAAATCATAAATTGCTTCATCAGCAATGTCAACATCCATAAAAACACCTTTTGTAATATTGTCCAACAAAAATTTTTTCCTATCTTGTAAAAATTTAGAACAATCTTTAAATAATATTTTTTGCCCAACAACTTCCACACGTGCCAAATCCTTATTATCATACTCTGTAACGCGTAAATTATCACGAGTTACAACAAAATCTCCAGTTCGAGCCACAAAACATAGCTGCACATATGAATCACGATCTAATTTAGGAACCAAATGTTTAGGCATTAAAAAAATAGAATTATACAATCCCCAAGCTATAAACATAGATTTTCCACACTTTACAATAATATAATTTGAAGCAATTTTATTCAACTTATTATCAAAATTTTCTGATACAGATTGAGTATTATATGGAGTCGATTTCCTCCCTCGTTGACGCCCTTTAGATCGACGAGATTTTTCACCTGAAGATTGTTCCAAACCTTGATTCAACAAATTAATTCCAAAAATCTTTCCAATAATAGACCAAACATGTTTATACAACTTAACAGAAGCCCACAAAATACCAGCTCCCAATAATAAAGGGCAAACTATTTTCACCCAAGAAGTAATTTTTTCTCCAAATGGAGATATATAATATTCCCACCAATTCTTCTCAAACAATTTGGACACAAAACTCTTTTGATCAATCAACTTCTCAAAATTCAATGGCCACATAAACCTGGGAAAATAACGTGAAATAATGGGTACACGCTTCATAATATACCCTTCTAAATACTCAGGCGAAACTTCAAATTTCAATTTAACACGCTCCAAAAAAGCCAAATTAAGTAATGCACATTTCCCAACCTTACAAAGTTTGTCAGGAATGAGATGCGAAGAATCATCAGTGGTAACACAAAACATGCCTTCACAATAAGTATAAGGATTACTCAATAGTGAATGTGGACAAACATAGCGGGTTTTAGAACTGGTTTGTATTTTAGAAAAAATTTCTTCATAATCGACCATATCAACTTCCCACTTAGAATGCTTCAAGTAAGAATTAGTTTGAACATTAATATCAATCCCTTCTTGGCAGGCCATCTTTGCAACCATATTTCGAAAGATCTTACCCCACGTCATAGTAACATAAGCTTCAACACACTTTAAAAACCCATAGAAAGAACGCATGGTAGTCAATTGGCCACCAGTCCATATTTTTGCAGCAGCCCATAAATCTAAAAAACTTTGAATTTTATGAGCCACCATTTCTGCTAGAAAAGCTTTAATCAAAGGTTCTTGTCTAACAACCAATATAGAACCATGCAAATAACACGAAAACATATTCATCACAACCGTTTTTAAATCATCACCAACTTTTTTATATGTTATATCCCCAAACTTATCTTCCTTTGGAACAGTTATAACTCCAGCTAAACAACCGCAATGCATACATAAATAATGATTGTGTTCCTCACACCAAAAAGCAGTCCCATACTTTGAGGCTGATCCATGACAATGCTCACACAACATTAAAGCTCTTCGCGTTTTATCAAAATATTCCAACGCAAGTTTTTTAATATCTTTAGCACGAGTAACAACTATACGTTTAAAATCCCCTAATCCCTGTGGCACAAACACTTCAGAGTCACTTGGTACTTGAGTAGATAGCTCAACAGTTTCATGAATTAATTGCATTAAACGTTCAACCTCTTTTGTCAACATTTCACTTGAAAGAAGTTCATCAGATTCTAATGTTAATTGATCCAATAATTCAAAAGGATTAGACAAGTTTAAGTTATCAACTTTTGTTTTAACAATATTTTTTGACAAGATATCATATTTAAATTGCTTATTACGTAACTCTCTGAAATGAAATTCCTTAAACTGCTCATTTAATTTTAACAAAAACTCTTGGTATGAAATTGTTTCTTGTGTAATAGAAGCAGGATCCGATACATTCTTATAGACCTGAATTTGTATATGTTCAAACCGATGTAGTTCTTCTTCAGTAAAATCTTTAATCGTTTTACCATCCCGTAATGACACTTTCACCAGCATATCTCGTCTTCTCCAAACAGCTTCTGGACAATTAAAAATTGCTGATGTAGGGAATGGAACATTAGTAGATAACACCACAATTTGAGGACTTGCAATCTGTTCTTTATTTTCCAATTCTGCACGTGGTATATTAAAAGGTGCTGATGTCTTCAATTGATATAACTGACTAATATGCTGGCGCATAGTCTGCTCATCACGCAAATTACACCAATCATCATATACTATAGCAGGTTGATCAGAATAACCATTCCAATAATCCACTCCTGCTGCTACAGTAAACAAAACATCCTCACTAGTTCCTTTATAATTTATAGAAGATAACATTGATGAAACTATATCAGTAACGGCAAATGATTTTCCGACATTTGTTCCCCCTTCAATACACAAAACAAAAGGTTCTGTTTTAATAACATCACATTTAAACAAATACCGCTGTTTTTGAGCTTTTTCAATCACTTTATTACAATGTTGCAATAATTGTCCTGTCAAACGGGGATTTGCAATACGTAAAAGCACTAAACGCAATTTAAAAGCACGCATTATAGTGCTTAGAAAGCGAATTCGTAGATCACGACGTTTAAAATCATTATCGTTAAAGTTATTCAAATATAAATTACTTTCTTCCAAAAACTCAGTTAGCTCCTTATCCTGGGAACTTAATGCTTTCATTAATGAAACATTAGGATCAGCTTTAGAGAATAACCATGAAAAAATATTGGAAACAGCTCTGAAAAAAGATTTAGAAAATTGCAGAATAGAATTCAAACCATTAACATTCTTATAATTTTGCCATTCAAACATTTCTTTAAAATACCATTTCAAACCCCCCGTTCCCTGGATTTGTAACTTGGAACATATCATAGTAGTAATAACTTGAAAAACTGCTTCACTCAACTCTGACAAACCATCACTTTGAGTGACAAAAGATTGACTTCCAGGGCATACAACTGTAATTAAATCAACCAATTTATCTTTAAGCATAGCCCAATCATGAATGGAAAAAATTTTTGTCTCTAATAAAACACAAAAGAAACCAAAGGCTACATTTTGCCAATTATTGCTTAAAACACTATGAACTATATGCTGTGCTACAACCCAAACTGTTTTGCCAACAGTGTTAACATTGAGCAAAAATGGAAAAGCATTTTGTAAAATGTTGACAATAGCAGTTACTCCAACCTCACAGACATCCTCAGCAATTTTGTTTATATTCTCAACTTGCTGTGTGCCGTCATGCATCAATGAACGAATTCTTTGCACTTGCTCAACTCCTCCCATTAGGGAATACATAGCAATTGCTCCTGTCAATGCAGCCAAAGTTGGTTGTTGCATTCCAATGAGTGTATTTGTTATTATACCTCCAGCTAGAGATCCAACTGATCCCACAACTAATTTCTTAAAAGAGTTCCACCCAGTTTGGGTTAGCTCTTTAAGCCGAAAATCCTCCAAGCCTTGTGTTCTCCAATTATCCTGTAATGCTAACATAGAATAAGGGTTAGCCAAACCTGGGTGACCTATAAATCCACCTAACTCAAAATCATCACCACAATTAACATAAACATCAACTGCAATGGTTTCAGTAGACCAAATGACCAAATGGCCATTAAACCACTCTAAACTTTCACGTAAAGTTTTAATACCCCAAGATGGAATATTAGAATCTGGAATACGACGGTTTAATAATAACCAATTGTTTGGACTTGACATTGGAATTATTACTTTTTCACTAGGATTCACACGACTATTCATAAAAGTAGTATAGGGTAAACACGAACCAATATCTGTGGACAACTGAGTATCACCCAAATTCCAACTAGGAAAAGCTGATTGTTTTAAATTACCAATCTCAAATAAATTCCCATCTGAAGTTAAAGGACCCACTAAAGACCGTAAAACATAATCATGAGGTAAATATGCAACATTAGCATTAATACCTGATTTCAAAACAATTGTATAAACCACAGAACCTCTAAACATACCAAACATTTGAGCAATTTGGTTATGAATACTTTGATTTAAAGGAAAATTAGTTCCACCAAATTTATTAGTCCTGTTATAAGCACTATTATTCAAATAAGTTAATAAAGTTGAATTTATTATCGTAACAGGTAATTTCAAATAGTTTTTAACTTCAAACGTTTTCTTAACTCCAGGAACTTCTCCATCAATAACAATAATATCTTGATTTGTAGTTGGTTCAACAACGAAATTATTCAAAATCTTAACTGGCATTTTTAACAAGGTTTTAAAATTCAAATGTTCAATATTTGTGTTCCTATTTCCTTCATACAACGGTTGATTAAAATCTGGTGTAACATCATCGCCCTGTGTAAACCACCCCTCCATTTTAGTTACTTTAGCGACTCCATTGTCACTATAATAATATTGTGGAGGAGGAGCTGGAGAAGAAAAAATTTTTCGAGTTTCCTGTGGCAAAACAGCAATTCCTTGCTTTTCAACTTGGGTTACCGTATTACATGCTCGAGGAAAATTTAAACCAAAATCTTGACCTCCTTTTACCCAAACCAATACATCAATACTAGGGTACACACTCTCAGGAGCAACCAACTCGTTAACCACCTTAACATTAACTTTTGCTGTCTGAGCAAACTGATACATACCTTCATTATACAAAGGCGGTATAACCATAGGAGTACTAGTCCCAGCTATGGTTCGAACTGCTGTGTCATAAATATAAGGAACAGTAACACTAAAACCATTACATTCTTGAACATTCAATATTTTAACATAAGAACTAGATAAACCTGATTGTTCAATATTACGTCCAAAATGAATAGCAACTTCAACTGAACCTTTATGATATTGGGTTTTCACAAATTGAAAATATAGCTCCATAGTGCCAAAATAATTAGTATAAAAAGAAGCAGCAACACCAAGTGGAGAACTCAAATAATTACCAGACAGAGTCTTAAACTGTGGGTTAGCAGCAATAGTTGGATGTGCATTCCAAAAAAACAAATCTGCATTTGCCCCATGATTGGAACTCCAAACAAAGGTTCCTAAAAACCCAGCCTTGCTGATAAAATCTTTAATTGACTTAGGTTCATTATCAAAAACTTCAAAAAATTGTGTTAATTCTACCCAACTCAACCCTAAAACCAAAGCATCATCAATTCCTTCACCATTCATAAAATTAGTACGTGGGCGAGGAATTACCTTAACAACATGAACTGTATCATTTGGTTTATCTCGATTTTTAACATTAAAACCTTTTCGATTAAGAACTCCAAAATCCTCAACTACATGTAAAGCTTTATCAGCTACATCAACAACACCACGAGCAGTGCCTATAACACTCATTACTGGTCCTTGTGTCGACCATGACATAATAGTATCAATTGCTTGCTGATGGTAATCAGTCCGATCGCCAAGCTGACGATTCCGACGTTTAACAATACTCTCTTCTATCAACTTTTGAGCTTCCCGACGTTTTTCAAATGGCAAAAATTTACGCTTTACCAATTGTGGTGGCACTTGTTGAACAGCAGTAGAACTCATACCAGTTAATTGAGCGTCAATAAAACGATAAAAAATACGAACATTAAAATGCGGTTGTGAACCAACTCCAACACGTAAAGGTGAAATAACATGCAAAGATAAAGAACCAAAATAAGAACCTTGAATTCCAGGATTAACTTGTGGAACAAAACTGTAATCAAAATTCCGAATCAGAGTTTTATGATATTTTTGAGAAAACTGCATAGTAGCTTCTCCTCCAGATGAAACATCAATCAAAACATGAGGCCTTTGAATGGCAACAGGAAAATCATTATAAGAACTATTACCACCAAAAACTAAATTAGTATCTGATGGATCTAAACCATTATTCATAGAAACAGAATCAACTGAACTATATTGAACCAAACCATAATCATTAGGACACTGACTCAACATAACACAACATGCTTGAAAAGGATTAGCTTGCAAAGTTATTTTAAATTCCAAATTATAACGACCCAATACAAAACCACGAACAGGCAAAACATTAATAGAATCAAAAGCATTACAAAAAATCTCCCCTGGTATACGCCACATCTGCTTCAATCCACCATTAACAGTAGGACCATCAGCAGTTGTAACTTTTACCGAATCAAGAGGAAACCAACGATTCATAACTCCAGAAGAATTAGACATAAATTCATAATATTTTTCAGTACTTGACCAAGACAATAAAGAATTAATTTTCGGAACATCAATTGGAACAACTCCAGTATCAGCCGCACCTGTAATTATAACATTTTCAGCTACTGATGAAGAAGCTACTTCCTCAGGCTTAATGACATTCAAATCTTCCTGGACTTGATCTCCGGAATCCAAACCTTGAACAATCAATCCAGGGACATCCACTTCTTGGTTGTCTTGAAAACCCTGAGTCTTCAACTTTTCTTCTTCAATCTTCAAATCCAACCATTTTGCCACTTGTAAGTAGCAATCTTCCAGCACCTTATTTTTTACACCTCGTCCCATTGTCGAAAAACACCTGATCTTGGGGTTGGTGTCGGTGGTGTAAAGGTCGAGTTGGATACTCCACTCTCCCTTATAACCCCACTCCGCGGTCCGCGTTGCATACAAAGTGCTGGAATTAAGATAATTCCGCATAACAGCAGTAGCGGGATAACTAGCACTGGATTGCGAAATTTTTGCCTGAAATGAAGCCATATTGCTTGTAATTCGGCACGTGGTGCTCTTAGTGTATATCCTCTTCCAGAAAACTCCAAAAGCGGATCTTGAGGTTCAGGTGTTTCAACACTAAGATCACTCAATTGTACAAGTGAAAAAGTATCACTCATATAATTGCCAAACTGGCACTTTTATGATGGAAACCAAAGTACTAGTTTAGCAATAGATTTTTAGACTTAAACAATCCTTGAATTACTCTCCAATTATATCGGACTCGAGCGCTGTTTAAGCCAATTTGTTGTTTGTTGTTTGTTGTTTGTTGTTTGTTGTTTG